CGGTGTTGTAAATACCGTTTACAGCTTCGCAAACCTTACTGACGGCACAACCTTCTCCGATTCAGACCTTGACAATACGTTTAATGCGTACACGATAAACGAGATTTGGAAAATAGCGAAGGAAGGTGGTGGTATAAAAAACATCACCCAGTCGGGAAGTGGAAATGCCGTAACAAACATGGCACTTAGTTCTGACGGGAAAACCATCACTGCCGTATTCGGAGAAACATTCGCTAGACAACAGGATTTGGGCACGCTTAACAATACCGTAACACAGTTAAGCAACAAGTTGAACAACTTTTTAGAAGGAAGCGATGCCGATAACATTATCAACAAATGGAAGGAACTTGAAGCATTCCTTGACGGTCTTACAGAAAGCGACAATCTAGCCGAACTTCTCGCATTGAAAGCGGACAAGACCATAACGATAAGTGCAGGAACTGGTCTTACGGGAGGTGGAAACCTGTCCGCAAACCGCACATTGTCACTGGCTACCACGGGGGTGAATGCTGGTACATATACGAAAGTTACAGTAGACACCTACGGGCGTGTTACAGTTGGTGATAATCCTACCACTTTGGCAGGGTACGGGATTACTGATGCCGTTACCTTGACTACTGCTCAGACTATTTCGGGACAAAAGACATTTACCAAGAATATTCTGATGAATAGTGGTATCGGTCTGTCTTATGGCGGAAATACTGTTTTCCGTAACACGACAGGCAATACCGTCATATCAAGCTATGGAAATGAGGGTATGATTTATTTCCGTCCTAATGGAGATACGTCAGATGTAGGAGTAATACAAATAAACAAACAAGGACACCTCAATGGCGTTTCAGCAGGATTTACAGGTGGCGTTTCCGCAGCACGACTTACAGCAAACGAATATATACAGATAGGAGATGCCCAACTTGTTTACGATTCGGCAAACAAGGCTCTGAGAGTGAAGCATAGAACAGACGGAAACACGGTAGGATTCTACTCGGACGGTTGGGTATCTGCTCTTGGCGTGAAAACAGGTGGTAGCGGTGGTGGCAGCGGTGTTGTAAATACCGTTTACAGCTTCGCAAACCTTACTGACGGCACAACCTTCTCCGATTCAGACCTTGACAATACGTTTAATGCGTACACGATAAAGAAACTGTACGACATGGCTGGGCAGGGAGGACTTGACGCTGACGCTATGTGGGCTGAATTGAAAAAGGCTGATTCAAGTAAAGTCATAGATGCAAGTCATATCCCTACTTCCGTATTGGACGGTAGATGGGTGAAAAAGGCTGGCGATACTATGACTGGAACCCTTACATCCGCTTCCACTTCCGGCGCAATCGTATTCAAGGGAGTGGAAAATTGTGATATTACCAATATCTATAAAGATAACGGAGTTATCAAGAACGATGATGGTGGGTTTACTTCTATAAGAAACGGATTAAGGTTCAACTGGTATGACACCTACTGGTATATAGGAAACCTTAGAGGAAGTAGTACGGATAGTGCAGGATTTGGTGTCGTAGACCATAACAACAAGCTGGTTTTACGTGTCACTCCAAATGATGTAAGAGCGCCTAGATTCATGTCAACTGTTGCCACAGGGTTATCACCTTTGATAGTTTCAAGCAATACAACCGTAGATAATCTAAGTGCGGATTTGTTGGACGGATACCATGCGTTCGGCACATCAAACGCCCTTATAAAATACGGATATACGGTAGGAGGCACTGAACCTGCATGGTGTAGAATAGCTACATACTCCATACGTAATACGGAAACAATGACAGACGTTTGCTTTGTGCTGCACTCATCCTTTAGTGATTTGTTTGGTCTGTTAGTTGTCAAAACTAGAGGTACGGCTGTAGTGGAAGGTCTATTGATAGCATCATACAATATCAATAGGTCAAACATACGTATCTATCATGATGCGGAAAAGAAAAACATAGAACTGTACTGTTATGGTGGAAGTAACTATTCCATAATACAAGCCAATCTGTTATACAGCCATGACCGAAACGGAGGGGCTAATACGAATATAACGCTATACCAAGCAGATACAAAAGCACCGTCATGGAGCACTTATGTAAATCCTGTATTTGTAAACTTGCAGAACTCTTCCGAGGTGGCTAAAAAATTGCAAACCCCAAGGACTTTATGGGGGCAGTCATTTGACGGTACAGCCAACGTAAGCGGAAACATGACGGGCGTAGGTGACATAACGATGAGCGGTGATTTGAAGATAGGAAACGGTACTTCTCCCAACACCATATATTTCTATGGAACGACAGGAGATTCACCGGGTGGCTATAATCATACATTTATTGCCGAAAGACTTTGGGGTGGTATAGAAAGCAGTGAACTGGTATTATTTAAAGGGAATGACCTAGGTAACGATAATGAAGCTGTAAATGTAAGTAATTCGGGTCCGGATAGAATACGCCATATAGCCGCTGCCCACCTGTTCCAAACATACACATCACCTTTAGCGGGTTCAGTGGAGGACGTATGTACAAGTTCTGCCTTGAAAAGTTTATTTGGTATAGCAGCGAACAGGGTTACAAGTTATGTTCCGTTTATGTCTACCGTAGCAAGCGGTACGGCTCCATTTATTGTGGTAAGTAACACTGTTGTGGGTAATCTTAATGCAGACCTTCTTGACGGATTTCACGCTGAAAGGTTCTTGTTAAGTGTAGGTAGAAGTGATGGTACTTTTGACTTAAATACTTATTCTGAAAGAGCAATTAAGGAAATAAGAACAACAGAACAAACTACAAATAACGCCCCTTTTGCTGGATATGGATTATTAGCTAACTTATGGGATTCCAATAAATTTGCTGCATTACAGATAGGAGGAACTAGTACAGACTTGTTTTTTAGAGGAAAACATGATGGTACTAATAAGATAACGTCTGCATGGCATAGATTATTACATACTGAAAACTATGCGTCTATTGCTGACGGACGCTACGTAAAGAAAGCAGGTGACATCATGACAGGGGATTTGACGATGAACAATACCAAAGGATTCAATATCGGATGGTCAACTAGAGTGGTTAAGACTTCGGGTGTTTGGATTCACGGTGGTGGTGATACAGCTTCTTCAACCGATGCGAACTTACGTTTTGCATCATGGTATGGAATTGGTTGGTATCCTACGATAGATTCTACCAGCGGTGTAAGACAAGGAAACAATGCCATGTGGCTGAATGTAAGAACAGGGGTATTAGATGTACACAGCAACATTACTTCCCATAATGGTTATCTTGCTGCAAACTGGGATTCGGCTAGACGGTTGGTATTGGGCAGTGGAAGTTCCTATGCTTATATTGATTCAAGAAATTCAAGCAATAATGTATTATGTAATATCGTACTGCAAGATAACAAGGTTGTAATAGGTAATCATGCTGAATCGAGCAGGTTCGTGTCCGTAGTAGGCACAGGCACAGCACCTTACCAATGTTCTTCTACTACATTGAATACCAATTTAAATGCGGACATGTTGGATAATTGGCATATAATGGATATACCTAGAAATTATAATTCCACCGCTACTTATTCATTACAGTTCGCTCTTGGTGGTACTGATAATGGTTGGAAAAAGATATTCGCTTGTTCTGAATCGGGAGCCGGACCATATAGGTCAGTAACGGTTTGGGGAAGGATATGGTACGCCTATGGAAATCATGCACAGGATGAAGTCAGAAGTTATCACTTCTGCGCCATCTTCCAAATGAGAAGTGCCCCTTCTGCTTCTGACAGCAATGTAGGAAATGTTTCAAACTCGGCACGCCTTTATCTTCCTACATTTGCAAAAGGAATGGATAATATTCGCCTTGTACGTGTAGGGACAAACAATTTTGAATTGCAGGTGCGTCAGATTGGTTCATACCACAATGGGCACATACAATACCAATATTGGGCTAACGGTGCTAACGTTTCCGCATGGAGAGGACTGCAATCCACATCCAATACGTCTGTGGCTGTATCGGCTGGAGGTGCTTCAACATTGGCTGACAGTAGGGCTTCTAGTGCGGATGTGTGGACTTCTGCTAGAACGTTCTATATACAAGACTATAACGCTGCCCATACGGGTGCTGGTATTAGTGTAAACGGCTCTTCAAATGTATATTTAAAACTCCCATCTTCCATCCAATGCTCCGATTGGTTCAGAAGTACAGGAAATTCAGGGTGGTATCATCAGAATTATGGTGGCGGAATATATATGGAAGATAGTAATTTCATACGTAATTTTGGTAGTAAAAGACTGCTTATTCAGACAGACACCTATGACACTATCCGGTTGGTAAGAACTAGCGGCTCTGGAGGTTCATCCATAGCCTTTTATAATGGTGGGGGAACTTTTAGGGGTCAATTAGGTGTGAACGCATCTAGCTGGTTTACGTTTGATACTGGTACTGCTACGGCTAATCAAAATGTGGTTGAAATATCCCCAGCAGGAGGAATCCATTCAAAGGCAGAGATAACAGCTAAGGCGAGCGGTTCTGATATTAGACTAAAGAAGGATATTCAGAATTACAACGCCATGAATATCATAAACAGGTTCAGGTCTGTAAAATACCACTGGAATGATATTGCCAAGGCTAATTCAGAGGTGTACAATAATGACTATGACCAGTTCGGTCTGATAGCACAAGACCTTATAGCAGGAGGATTTGAACAATGGGTAAGGGATGTGTTCCATGATTACTATACGGTTACTTATGAAAGACTTATCCCTGTTGTGTGGAAAGGCTTGCAGGAAGTTGACGATGAAGTTACAAGATTAAAGAAAAGAGTAAGAGAATTGGAAAAGAGATTAGGAATTAATTAGTATATTTGCGATATGGAAGAAAATAATAAAAAAGTTGACATTTACATTGAAGGTAATGTGAAATGTAATAAATGGGCAAGTGGAATAATATATACCATGAGCGAAAAAGATGGATGGGATTTTAGTAATGCTATTGTTATCAAAGGTGACATTTGTTGTGATATCCTTAACTGTCATGGAAAGACTGTGCTTGTTTCGGGATATGTTACCGTAAAAGAACAGGAGGAAAAGTAACATGGGTCACTCTAATGGAAAGATTACAGCCCCGATAAACCTTGCTGGTGACGTTTACGCCACCCTTGGTATCGGTCCTACTAGTGATGGTTATGAGTTAGGGTATGCTTGTGCAAACACCCACGGGAAAATAAACCCGTGGGCACGGTACAAACCTGTACGTTACGAAAGCCTTGCACCTGGACCAAATGAAAAATGGTGGCAAGGATGGGATGGGAACTGTGGTGTCAAACCTTTTCAAATGGCAGGATACTGGGATGCGCCAAAACACGCAGATGGAAGCATGAACGGATGGGAATATACAGCACCGACAGGTGGTAGGTTCCCATGTCGTCTTACCGACTTTAACGGATACAACCATCTTGCCAGTCCACCGATAAGTAGATTCTCCTGCCCGGATACTGCTACCAATCAGTTTACAAGTAGTAATTTTGTCTGTTCTGCGGCTATAATGATGCCATCGGAGGGGCATGATACTGATTTTCTTAACATGGGTGACTTTGCCGAGATAGCTGATTGCTATTTCGGTGTCTATGTTAAGCACAAGACCAGTCAGATGTCTAGGCGTGTTACTGCCGACAAGAAGATAGGAACAGGATACGCTACGGTTACTGTAAACTCGTGGGGTATGACTGCTGGTGATTGGGAAGTTTATCCTTTCCTTAGTACAGCTATATTGAAGCAGGATGATCCCGATATTGCTCATATAGCATATTCCGTACCAATGGTAAGTAAAAGAGATATAGAGATAGTTGGTTCTTACGTAAGCATAACAATACTTGGTGGAGTGATGCCATCCGTTATGGGATATATTGAAGTTACCGTAAGAGTAAGAAACGGTTCGAGTAGCCTTATTTCTTTCCGTAATAATAGTTGTATGTCTAGGTTTGCAAGTAAGAAATTTGAAGATCCTATGGTTATAGGTGAATCAAGAGAAAAAATAGAGGATTTTTCAGTATCCGCCAATTCCAGCATTGACAAGAAGGTGAGAATATTAATATCATCGGAACTGATTAATGCAGGAACTGCAAGGGTATGGGTAAGCCTTAACAGTGCTGCATATAAGGGAAGTACATTGCTTCTTTCTATGGGTCCAGGGTTATAAACACAATCCTCCCCCTTGCCGTTTATCAGTAAGGGGGAGTGTTTATCCGTTACTTTCCCACGATTATATTGAATGATTCAACCATTTCATGGAGCACTCCGTCTATTATTATTCCATTCAATCTCCTTTCGTTCCAAAATAAATAGCACCAAGTATGACAAATGAGCATCCGCAAAGGAATGCAAATATATGACTAACTATCGGGTTCATTTTATTCCTTTCATTCCTTTCAAAATATGACTAATAACATCTACTGTCCATCCGTTTCCTAACAGCCCCATGCCTATATGTGGCTGTACCGACTTGGTATATCCTTCGGGAACGGTCTGTAATCTTTCCGCTTCCGTAATATTTGGCGTTCTGAAACCTTTTTCGGGATTACAGTCGGGTGAGTTGAATATCAACGGTGTAAGTGATTTTTTATATCTTCTTAACAACGATTCGGGGTTCTTGGCAAACCTGTTCCATGATTCAAGCATACACCATGATTTGTTTTTCTCCACATACCCGTCCGTAATGATGTCCTTGAACAATATTCCCTTGTCCTTCCATGCAGGTATTTCCCAATTGCACCAGTAGTATCTTGCTCTCATTTGCGCGGAGAAATCGGAACTGTTGATATACACATAGTTTACTCCAAGATGTGACGAAATCAAATCAGCCCAATCGGATTTCATCTTCACGTTTTCAAGCAGGAATTTTATATTATGATTGGATTGTCTGATACGGTTCAATATGTTGACATATTCAAAGAATAATCCCGAACGCTCCCCATCAAAGTTCAGTTTTTCCTTCCCTAACTGTGAAAAGTCTTGGCATGGTGTTCCGCCAATCAGTAAATCAATATCTTTCCACTGTATATCCCATTTATTCCAGTTCCTAATATCCCCTAATTCAATTATATCGGGATAATTATCCAGTGCAACTTTGATAGACGGTTCGTTGATTTCGCTTGCGTAATACTTGTCTACCTTTATGCCTGCTCTTTCTAGTGCAATACGTCCACAAGCTATCCCGTCACATAAACTTAGTACATTCATAGATATGTTTTTTTTTAATTTTCAGCAAATATACGACATAAATCCATATGCAACCAATACGTTTAACTATTTTTTAATTATCTTTGCGATAGTAGATAAAATTCATAATATGCAGTTTTCTATAGTACCAAAAATAGATGCCGAGATTATGTTTTCGGAAGATGATCTGTCCGTTTTCAGACGATCGACAGACGGTCTGTATTATATGATCCATACCGAGAAGGTTATGGAAGTGATGCCTATGACGTTACCTGAGGACGGAACGGAACACCCTTTCCCTTACGATACATACGACACAGGCACAAGAGAGTTTGAGAAGCTGCTTTTATCTGATGAGTGGGTTAAAACGGACGTGATATGAGAAAGATAGGTTTTTTTAACATAGGAAAACTTGGGCTTGTCAAATCGGCAGGTACAGGAAAGACCGATATAAACAAGGTGATAGAAAAATGGATACCAAAACACATGGTGTTCTGGTACGATATGTCAAAGCCTGTGGATACATACAGCCAAAACTTTAATGATTGGAGATCACATCCATCTGTAAATGCTGATATAATTATAACAAGCACCTCATTTGTCATAACTAGATTTGCTACACTGAACGATACAGTAAAATGCTACATTCCTGACCAAACAAAAAATTTCCCAGGAATGAAAGTGGAAGTGAAAGGTATAGTTGACGGGCAGGAATTATACTGGGGATATAGTGCTGATGTAAAATTAGTCAATATCACATCAGACGGAACCTATGATATTCCGCCATTAGAAACTGTAAATGGTAATCTGTCATTCAGAAACGGCAACATAGTTGGTGCTTGTAACATTACCATTACCCAGCTACCGTCAGGACAATCCGTTCCCACAAACGAAATACTAAAAGCCAATCCATACTTGCAGGATTTCAGTGGAAACAACAGACCGCTGAAACTTAACAATTTCCTGTTCGCTGCAATGAGCGGTGTGGGTGGGTATGAATATAACTATCTTGACAGTGCATTATTTATTACCTATTTAAGTGGCGTAAGAGGTGATGGAACTATAACAGACAATACTATTACTATAAATAATGTAAAAGTAAGTAGTGGAGTAATAGAAACTAGAGTTAATTCTCCGTCCAAAAAATACAAAGTAAGAGTAACAGGTATCACATCTAATGAAACATTGAGATATGTAGTATATGGAGATACATCATTAGGTGAATTGGCAACGATTATATTTGATATGAAAAAGGATGGAGAGTACGAATTACCTGCTTCCACATATTCCGCTACATATAATATGAAATGGCAAGTTATAGCAGCTTCCTATCCTCATACCTGTAATATCACAATTGAGCAAATCCCATCCTATCCCAACGCCCTAGTGACAGACGGAGTGGATGATTACGGTGTTGTGGGGAACTTGCAGCAGGGCGTTAAGGTGTTGTTTATAACTATCAATCCGTTCATTGATGGAAAGTTTATCTATGACCAAAGACTGACTACTACTGAACCTTGGCTGTTTGCCGTATTCAATGACAAAGGTAGTATTGCTTATAATAGTAGGAACTCAAACGGCAAGACCTATATTGATGGAACACTGAATGAATCTACAATAGTTTCCGCTTTGTTAAACAAAAAGCAAATAATCACCATAGTAAACAATGATGTGACAGGTGATAAAACTAAAACTCCTGTATTCTTTAGCAATACTGACCATGATAGCGGATGGATTAGTTCAGCTTTCTACAACTCCATCGGTTTCGATTCCGTTCCCACCAAACAGAATGACGGATTCACCGAGCAGGATTTGATTGATTACTATATACCGAAGGCTATCGTAACGATAACGGTGGTGGACGTATCCGGCTCACCCATACAGGATGCAACGGTCACGGTGGGAGGCGTACAGTACAAAACATTGTCTGACGGTACAGTAAAAGTACGGGGTATGGTAAATGGCACGATGTCGCTGTCTGTAAAGAAAGACGGGTATATGCCGTTTTCTGACAATTCATGGAAGCTTGCTGATTCAAGGATAACGCTAGAGGTTCTTCGGAATACCGTAATCACTGAAAATGGATACAGCATATTGCTTGAAAACGATGGTTTAATATTAACGGAATAATATAATGGAAGATAATCTTAAAATTTCACAGATGCCTCCCGTTGAAACCGCTACGGGAGAAGAGATGATACCATGTGTGACGGGAAGCCCTAAACAGAACAAATCCGTCACGGTGTCCAAGATAAGACAGGGCATGGTAAAGGACGAAAACTATGTGCATACCGACAATAACTTTACTACCCAGTTGAAAGATAAACTTGACGGGATAGAGAAAGGCGCACAGAAGAATACCGTCATAGGTGTGAAAGGTAATGCCGAACAGTCTTACAGGACGGGCAATGTCAATATAACGAAAGACAATATAGGTCTGTCAAATGTGGACAATACGTCCGATGCCGAAAAGCCCGTATCCACCGCACAGAGATCAGCCCTTGACAAGAAAGTGGACAAGGTGGACGGTAAGGCGTTATCCACAAACGACTTTACCAATGACTACAAAACGCTTCTCGAACAGATAAAGATGCAGCAGGGTAATATGTATGGAGTGGAGATGAGAAGAGGACAGATAGACCCTGTATTTCAGACATGGATAGGAAAGGAAGAGTTCAAGTCATCACATCCTATCCTCAACTCTTTCCGTGTGGCAAAGGTAAAGGACGGTAAGGTGGTCGGATTTCTTGACCAGACCAATTTCTTCAAAATGGCTGATGGTAGCCCGTCAAATATTGTAATAACTAGTTTTTCAACTTATGCGCCCGAAATAGAAGGGCAAGTAGAAGATGATGGAAGCGATATTATGCTTGTAAATACCAAATCTTTCTGGGTAATTAACGGAGGAACGGATGATACGTATGAAAGAAGGCTTGTCGGTGATGCTCCATTTACATACGGTGGCGATACGGCCATAGAGATAAAACCGTTCGGAATGAGTATCGGTTATTCTACAATAAAGGAAGGAAAGCAGAGATCTATTATAGACTATACAATACAGGGTTCAGCGTCAGCAGGAAATCTAGGTGTAAACATAATGGAAGGAAACGGGTGGCCTACAACAAGTGAATCACGTTTTGATTTTGAGAAGTATGCTAGAAACAAAAATGGAGATACGACAAAGAACTATCCTTACGCCAATGCGTTCGCCCTTGACCTTGAAGTATGGTGCACGCTTCTGTTCATTAAGTTCAGGACAAAAGACCTGCACTCACAGTCTGTTTGCGGAAAAGGAATATCATCCAACGATTCAGCCCCCGATGCGTCAAGCTGGGGAAAAATGACAGGCGTCAGGTTCAAGAAGGCGGACGGTCAGACCTATGTGTATTACAAGTTGAACGGGCAAGGATTTAAAGCATCAGAAACAGGAACTGCTTACAATTTTTCACAACTCATAAACAACTACCGTCCTTGCATGAAGATGTTTGAAGCACAGCTTGCCATGTCATACGCAAAGGAACACAATGTCTCTCCCGACACCGAGTTTGAATATGAAAGCACAAAATACAAATACTACAACTTCCAAGGTCATAACGGATTGGCTGACGGGGAGATGTCGGGTATCGTAGCCAAGTTTGTCACTGCAACTGTTACCAGCGGATGGAGTATCCCGGATAATGCGGCAGTGACAGACCGTGAAATAGAAATATGCTTCACGCAACCTATCATTCGCGGACGTATTGCCGGTTGGGGAGATATATGGATGTGGTACAGTGGGATAGATTGTGTCATGCACGATTCTACGTCCATAGATATTTATCAGACCTATGACGTAAACAATCTGACTACAGACAATGTAGCCGCAGATAAGAATCCAGGGGAATCTTATGGATTTGAGAATACGTATGATTTTGTCGGTTCTATGGCTAGAGGTGAAGGATACATAACGAAGAAC